TAACTGTTTAAGATTAAGTGGACCTAATCTTGGTTTACCAGTCTTGTGAAGCATTGGATTTGCTTTACGCTTGCCCGGATGGACTCTCGCTGCTGTTGCCATTTTCTATCTCCTCATAATGTGAACCGTCATTACCATTTTGGCCTATGATATCAATACGACTTTCTTTTTTCTTGTTACCCCAAATTAAATCCCAACCATCAGTAAATTTTTTTGAATTTACTTTAGATGAAATTGAATCACCGGTAATATCGTTTTTAGCTACCATGGAAATTGGAGCGGTGTCTTTGACTTGCACAAAGCAACATAACGGGAAGAAATGCTTGTTCTACAACCCACCGCATAATCGTTTAATCTTTCAGTTTTATTATTATCTCACACCTAACACATAATGTCAAGCACACTTTAATTATTTGCCAAATTTTTCCAACCTAAAGGTTTAGATATAATTGGCGCAGTTGGATCATTCACTTTATCGAATATATTCCATAACTGTTCTTTTACTACAAATTTGGCAAGCAAACCTATTTCTTTTCCATGTGCTTCTATTTCCCATGGATGACTATAATAGTCTAGTTTATCTGGATCAATCTTTTTACCACACCATCTAGTTATGTCTTTTTCCACATCAGTTAAAAGACCTGTAGCATACTGATGAACATGAACCATTTCATGTGCTAATGTAGATAGTATATCTTTAGCACCAATACCAGGATGAATTTCTATAAGAAACTCTCTAGGTTTACCTGTAGTATTGTATCCTTCAATGGAGGCGTATCCAAACGCATCTATTTTAGCATCAAACTTAATATCGATAAAAAGGCTATTATACAGTCTTTTTTCTTTTATAAGTTCTTGTCCATAAAATTCCACAGCCCTTTTGACATAAGGTCTGAAAGCTTTATCTGGACACTTGATAATACGGACTTGCATTTAGTATTCTTACTAAAAATGACTTGCCAATATTTAGGTTTTAAGCTGTTCTGTATAAAAACCTTGATGTTATTCTCAAAGGTTTAAAAGAATCATTTAGGAACTGAACCACGACATCTCCATCGAATTCTTTACATGAAAATACATCCAAGTATAAATCACCATTAATATCACAGAAGTGAGCAGTAATATTAGAGGTATGAATCAATTGTAATACTGTCCAACCAGCTAAATCAGTATTATCAGCGAAATGAACCACTTGGGGTTCTCCATAAGGTATCATGTCTATTCTTTTAACTAATTCTTTAGTAAAATCACGAATATAATCTGGATTAGTTGCTTTCTCAATATCGCAACCTTTTACATCCAAAATTAAATGATAACCCCAAGAGTCCATTTTTTGCCTTCTTTCTTTTAGTTAATTGGCTACCCTGCACAGATTTGAACTGCGACCGAGAGATTTGGAGGCTCTTATGCTGCCGTTACACCACAGGGTAAAACTTACTTAATAGTAATCGTTCTTGGTTTTTTAGATTCTGGTATTACGTTTTCTAAACCAATGGATAATATACCATTATTAAACTCTGCATCACCAACAACAACTGTATCTGATAATGTAAAGTTTAGTGTAAAGTTTCTATTAGCAATTCCCTTGTGTAAGTAGGTTGAAGTATCTTCATTGATAGTTTCACCTATTACGGTAAGTTTGTCACCTTCTACACGGATTTCGACTTCATCTTTGTTGAAGCCTGCAATCGCAACATCTATGCTATAGTTTGTTTCGTCAATTTTTTTGATATTGTAGGGCGGGTATGAAGTAGTCTTTAAGTCCACCATTTCATCAAGTGTTGAAAATAAATGGTCAAATCCTACTGTTTGAGGCAATAAATGCCGATAAGCTTGTAAAGCTGTCATGTTAAAATCTCCTATTAAGCGAGTTAAAAAAATGTAAGACCCCAAAGGCATCTTACACTTATATTTATATCACACCCTAATTACAATGTCAATAGCTTTGTGCTTTTTTACCAATATTATATTTTGGTACTAAATTCCATTCATCTCTTTCTTTATGAGAGATGATTTTTACTTGAGATAAAAAGATTGGTTCTGGAGTTTGTATAGATTTAGCATCTACAATTTTCACTAATTCCCAATCTTGTAATAGTTTTGCGATAGCGTTTCTACGAGATAAATCATTTTCTGTAATATCTGTAGGCTTGCCATCTAATGCGAAAAGTTCTTTAAAATGAACAATGTAATATCTGCCTTGTTTATGTAATATATGGCATGATTGATACAATGTTCTATCTTTTTTTGAAGCAACACCAATGCGAGTTAAGGTTTCACGAACCTTTAAGAAATCATCTTTTTCTGCAAGTGTAACTTCAACTAAACTTGTAATTGAAATCATTATTTGTTTACTCCGCCTTTGTCGGTTTTTCTTTTTATTTCAGCGATTTGTTCATCATCTAGAATTCTTAAAGCTTCTTTGGCTTTTTCATTTGAGTAACCAAAATACTGCTTGATTGATTCTATATCCTTATTGACCTCTAATTTCTGCCACGGTTGAAATTTTCGTTTCATAGGTCTTATGGTATTTAGATAATATTGATATTGCATATCATTATCCAAACTAGAATTCTTATTTATCTCATTAGCATAGGGAACACAATCCATGTGATAGGACAACGCTCGGTTCACAATATAGGCATCATACTTCTTTACATCCACCTCATCATGCAATACTGACCTTTTTGTTTGAAGTATAGATGGAATGACTTCTTTAAATAAATCTGCCATTATTTGAATTCACAATCTACCATGATTTCAGTTAAACAAGCTATAGTATTGATTTCTTGGTCAGCAACAAACGCTGATTGATATTGATATCTAGCGAGAATGATTACCAACTGTGCAATACCATTTGGTTTTAGTGATTCAAATAATGCATCATATAACTTACGGAATAGTTTAGCTGGGTCATTGTCTAGATTGTTTGTAACCCATTTACGACAAGCGGAAAAGTCTTTTTCTTTGAGTGCTTTGACTAATGCTTCAATTTGAATATCAGATACGTTAGATAGAATTCCTTTATCGATGGTGCCTGTTATGGCATATCGTTGTAGTTCATTTAGTATTCTACGATTATCTGGAAAGTGTTTTGTGATAACAGCTGCAACAACTTCTTTATCATATGTGACATTCTCTTTCTCAAGAATCCATTCAACTCTTTTAAAGAATGAAGCTGCCATCTTTGCTTTGGCACCATTGATTTTAAAGTCAATAACTGAACATCTTGAATGAATTGCATCAATGATTCTATTTTTGAAATTACAAGTAAAGATGAATGAACAATTGATAGCAACTGCCTCCATCATACCTCTTAATGCTTTTTGTGCATCTGGTGTAATGTTATCTGCCTCATCAAGAATGATAACTTTTCTACCACCAGATAAACTGATTGAAGTAGCATAGTTCTTTACGGTAGTTTGCATTGTTGCAATACCTCTATCATCAGAACCATTGATGACAAGATAATCACAACCAACTTCTTCACATAAAGCTTTTGCTATTGTAGTTTTACCGACACCAGCTGTGCCAGATAATAATAGATTTGGAATTTCTTTACGATTTACATACTCTTGAAAAGTAGTTTTGATAGACTCCGGTAAAATACAGTCTTCTACTTTATTTGGACGATACTTCTCTACCCACAATAATTGTTCCATTTAAAACTCCCATGATATAGTTAAATCTCAAAAATGCAATTAATGACAATACGAGAATCATTAATTTTAGGACAACTAGCAGAATGTATCTGATTAGAATCAAATATAACTGCTCGTCCTTTTTTAGGAGAAATTGTTTGGCTTACTTTTAAAAGTCCAACAGGTTCACCTAAAAAGTATTTATCATATAATATAGTATCACCATCAGAATCATTTACATAATACAATAGTGAATATTTACCAATGGCATCTATTACTCCATTTTTCATGTTTAAACCATCAACGTGTGGTGGTTGTAATGTTGGACCTGAAGATGATACAAGTAAATTAGATTTGATTCTCTTTGTATATTTAACTTTTGCTTCCATTGTATTTTCAAAGCAAGCAACTAATACACCAATATATTTTAGAAAATCACTTTGTAATTCATTTTCTTTTACGAATGTGTGTCTAAATTGGATATGATTTTTTGTTGGAACATCAACATGAAAGTATTTTTCAACATCCATGTCTCCGTATCCAGCAGATTCATCATTAAATGTCCAACCAAATTCTGAACCTGTCAATAAGTATAAAATTGAATCCTGATAAACCTCAGGAATAAAATCATCTATTATTAACGGAGTCATTATTTTACTTCCGTCATGCCTTCAAATAAAGCTTCAAACTCTTTTGATTCAGCAACTTCGGTCTGAAATGATTGTTTATATTGAACACGAGCCATTTTCTTAATAATCTTTTTAGGGATTTTTAAGAGGTCATGAGTAGAGTCAATAATATCTTTCATATCACCTTTGAGTGTGTCTGTCTTGTGCATTACAAGTACCATCTCATCAACGGCACTTTTAAGAGCCTTTAATTGCTCATCGTTAAATGTGCCAAATAAAGTTTGAATTGTTGGCATTATTGAGCACCTTGAATTGCTGCAACAACGTCATTATAAGATTGAGAAACAGCAACATTACCATTTAACATATTGATAAGTGTGCGTTCTTCTTTGCCTTCAGGTGTTGCTACGAATACTAAAGCAACGTGTTCAGGATTAATCGCAATGGGTTTTCCTGTATCGATTTCTGTGAATGTTAATAACATATTATTCTCCTAGTTTAGATTCTTTAGCCTCAAATGCGATCCAATATTGAATATCATCTTTGGTGTTTTTAAAATGACTAATGCCTTTAAAAGAAATTTGAACATCATAACTTCCTGGTATTAGTTTGATATTTTCGGTTTTAAATACAATATTGTATTGTTTACCGTTACCTGTGCCAACTTCAATTGCGTTTGTGTGTGCTGAGTTGTCATTAGCATCAAAAGTAATTACTTCAATTTTATCTCCATCAGATTTGATACCAATATGTGGTGAGGATAAAACACTTGCAGTTTTCATTACCCAATCGTAATCTTCTGCTGATAATGTAAATGAACAATCAACTGATGGTAATGAAATATCTTTTTCTGGTGGTGTTACAATCATTTCTTTAGCAGTCATACGATAACTTGTTTTACGTTTACCACTTTTAAAAATGATATTTGTTGAATCGAAATCTAGTTCAGCAGAATCTTTAAATAAAGAATGGACTGATAAGAATTGATTTAAATCATAAATGCAAAAATCTTGTGGGAAATCATCTTTAAGATTAGCTTGTGCTAGAACAGTCTTACTTGCTGAAACTGTTGTTAGTTTTGTGCCTTTCTTAAATTGAATGCCTTGATTGATTGAAGAGAAATTCTTCAATACGCTTAGTGTTTCGTTAGATAACTTCATAATTTTCTCCATGATGTAATTTATTCATTATAATACTTTCTAACTTATTTGTCAATACTTTCTTTATATTAACTCGTAAGTCTTCCTTTGTTCCATTATTGCATATTGTGGCGTCAGTATTGCTTCCTACCCATGCCCATTCTGATTCATGAACACCAAAATTATTCATTAGTGCTTGTTTGAATTCTATATCTGATTCTGGATTAGCCATATCATCATACCAAATAGGATTTTTTCCTCTTTTGAGTTCGATTACAATACCACCTTTTTTGTGTATCCAATCTATTTCATTTGGAAAACGAACATCAGTAATAACATAATCTGTAGCAAACCTAATTCTATTCTCTAATGACAATACCCAAAAATCTTTATGGAATGTATCACGACCAGCTTCAGTACCAACTTTTTGTAGTGCTTCACGGGGGGTAAAATCTCTGCCCATCTTATCAGACCAGAATTTATCTGGCGTTTCTCTAAACAGGCGTGATTCGCCTGTATCACCTTCTAAAAGATGCCTAGGCCAATTAAACATGACGGAGGCGACATCTTTAACACCATTAGCAAAGCTCTCTTGTTGAAAGCCAAATTCTTTTAGAATATCACCGGCAGTCCCTTTACCTGACCCCATGAAGCCTACAAACCCGATAATCATTTACGTTTTTGGTATAATGATTGAATTTGTTGAATATTGGAGGTGTTAGCTTCAATTGGTCTGTATTCCATTTTAGATAACAAATCTCTAATTTTATCAATATTAGACATTACATTTCTCCAACAAAATTAGCAACAGCAGGCATATCACCATGGAAGTGATAAGTACCAATGTGTGCAGTTCTCATCCATGGACATAAGAAGATTTGTCCACCAATTTTACGCCACATTTGGCAGAACATATAATCTTCTGAAAGATATCTGTCTGAACCGCCACCTGTAATACTGTCTTTAGTATCGATAACAGTATCAAAGAAAGCATGAATATAACGAGATCCGTCAAAGTGTGCTTGACCAACATGGTCTGGTTTATATCGAATTTCTGGATATGCTTTTTCCATTTTAGCAAATACTTCTCGTTTAACCATCATGAAACCTGTGCCAATTTCTAACACATCTAATGGATCAGATACATTGAATTGTGCAGTTCCTTTAACTGGATTAAATACGAAATCTCCAACAACTTTTTCTAAATCTTGTGGATTAATATTTGGATTCTTTTTGAGTGCTGTAACAGCTGAACGCCATTTGATTGCTTTCTTAGGATAAGGACCGCCAATCACATCTTTGTCTAGTGCTAACATAGCAATAACATCTTGTGGTTGAAAGTTAATATCAGAGTCAATGAATAATAAGTGTGTGCAATCTGAACGATGGATAAACTCATCAACAAGATAATTTCTTGCTCGAGTAATTAAAGATTCATTGAATAAAAATGAGAATTTAACTTGAATGCCATATTGCATACAAATTGATTGTAAGTCTAAACAAGCCTTCATGTATAGACCATGATTTTGACCACCATACATTGGTGTTGCTACAAACAA